GGATATCCGATAATGGCGCGTTTTGATTGTCTGCAATTTCTTTTTTCAACTGGGCAATATACTTATCAGATGCTTTTATTTTTGTTTCAAGTTTAAAAATACCATTTGAAATTTTGGTAATATTGGCTTGAATTTCTTCATATGAGTTTAGATATCCTAATTTTTTATCCAATTGATCTTTAATTTTGGATAAACCTTCTGATATTTTTGTATCTGATTCTTCCAACTCTTTCAATAAATTCTGTTTAAATTTTTCATTTATTTTTTGTGTACAAGTCGGACATGTATTATTATTGGTATAAAAATCTATACTGGATTTATTTGATTTTGATGTTTTGTTCAAATCAGCCATCAATTGCTTCAAATCTTTTACTACTTTCTGAATAACTGGTAAAGCTGTAACTTTAGAATTTAATTCTTTATTTTTTAATGTAAGATCGTGAATGGTTGTCGCATATTCTTTTTTCTTTTCTTCCTCTTGAGCAATCAATACTGTAATGTCTGCTATTTTATTTTTTCTGGTTTCTTTATCGTTTTCTTCTCTTTCTTTGTTTATTTTTATTTTCTCCTGAAGCAAATCAATTTGATAATCCAAATCTCGGAGACTTTCACGAACAACACTAGATTTATGCTTAACGATCTTTAACATTTGTGAAAATATTTTCACGTCCAATAATTCTTCAATCACCTCTCTTCTAGATGAGGCAGGTAATTGCATAAAAGGTCTATAATCAGCCGAACCGATAACAACCACTTGTTTGAAAACATTTTCATTTAACCCACCAAGAATGCTATCCTCTAAAAATGTTTGATAATCTCTTGCGCTTGAATCTTGGTCAATTAAAACATCATTTTCATATATTTCAAATTTTCTGGACCTAAGACCTCTAATAATTTTATATTTTTTATTTCCTATTGAAAAGTCTAATTCAACTTCAAGACTTGATCCATTGATACTATTTACCAATTGTGGAATTTTTATATTTCTAAACGGCTTACCAAATAATGCAAAATATAAAGCATCTAGCAATGAAGATTTACCAGCACCGTTTCTACCAGTAATAACAGTAGTAGGACTTTTATCCAACTGAATTGTAATGAATTGATTTCCTACTGATAGTAAATTCTTATATTTGATTTGTTTAAATATTATCATGCCAAGTCTTCGTGAAGTGCTTCAATATATGTATTATTCAGGATAGATTTAAGGCGTATTTTATCCATATCCGTTTCAACATCGTCAACATATTTTTCCATTAATTCCTTTGTACTAACTTTTTCAATGTTTTCGATATTATCAGAATGAAATTCCGAATAATCTTCCTGAATGGTCATTGCAATTCCTTCAACATCGACCATCTGATCAATATAATGTTCAAACAATGCTGGGAATTTTTTCTTTACAACAAAGATTTTTACAATTTTATTTTTATATTTGGAAAAATCTGTATTTTTATAGTCTGTTTGTGCATCAGAACTTTCATCATTGTAATATATTTTTTCAAATAATGTAAAGGGATTTTTTTTAAATTCTACCGATTTTGTTTTGGTATCAAAGAAATGAAATCCCCTATCTTCTCCGCAATCGGCAAAAGTAAATTCCATTGGTGCACCCAAATAATTAATATTATGTTTTTTAGATTTTTGGTGAAAATGACCAGACCATACTTCCTTATATTTTTGAAATTCTGTGATACTCATACCGTCATCATTTTCAATTCCTTTATACATTTCAAATCCTTTGAATGAGAAATGGCCATAACAGAACTCTGATTTTGATTGTTTGATGAAATTTATGGTATCACTATAATTTTGATTATTAATCCAAGGTATTAAATCAATAGACACACCATCATAAACAACCTGTGTAGGTTCATCATAAATGGTGATATTCTTGTATTGTTTTAATAACTCATTGAGTGAATTAAGGTCATTGGTAGACTTATAATGACAATCATGATTGCCAGGAAATACTTTAATGTGAATGTTTTTCTTTTCGGCCACATCAAAAAATATTCTTTTTGAAAATGCGAGAGTATAAAAATTTATATACTTTCTTCTGTCAAAAACATCACCACCAATAATAATATCTTTACAGTTATACTTTTCAAGTTCGGGGAAAAAATAATCTCTGAAAAATAATTCTTGATTATCTAACAGAAATTTGGCATCATTTCTGTTACCGAAATGCACGTCATTTATAAGAGCAATCCTATTCGTCATATTCTTCTTTCTCAATATCTGCCATGTAATCCTTTGTACTGTCTAATCCTGTATCCTTAACAGTAAGAGATTTTTGATATGCCTTTGTTGTTTTCTTTATAACCTCTGGCTGTTCTCTTTCTGCATCAGATTCAACATGATTTAAATTTTCTTTTAAAAATTGGACATAAGAATTAACATAGTCTCGGTCATCATGGTCATGTTGTGTGCTATCCAAATAATTGAAAACATCCGAGTTCATGACCAATTCAGATTTTATATCCGCTTGTTTCTTTTCCGTTCTAATTCTTTGCAAAAATGCGAACCATACAGTCTGTGTAAAATACGAAAATGGATTGGTTGATTTTTCAGGATCAAATGATCTAACCCTCAATACACAAACCTCATAGGCATCTGCTATCATATCGTCTTTAAAAGAATAGCCATAAAAATTCGGTCTACTGGCTAATCTGTTTGCGATATTAAAAAAACATTCTCCTATATACTCTGGTAATCTTGGATAAGGTATATCTGGCAGTTCTTTTAGGGCTTTCTTTTCGGAAAGCCCTTGATCTAGGAGATCAACCTTATCTTCAAGATTATGGGCTTCCCATTCATGTTCAATCACAGTACACTTTCTTTTATATTCTTTAAGTGCATTGTAAAAGTCTTTATTGTTTATATAGTGTTTTGATTTTTTTCTTGGCATGGATTATTCTTTCAATAATACCAAATATCAAACTTTATGTCAATAAGTTTTTTGGTATTTTTTTTTTAATATTTTTGGTTTTTTTGCTTGACACGTTTTTCGGATGGTTGTATAATCATCAATGTTGATGCAAAAGAAATGGTATAATATTTAATTATTTACTTAGTTACCAATTAAGCCTAATTAATAAAAAACATATACCTCGAAGATTTTGATACGCCAGTATCAAAACAAAACTTAATCCCTATATGATTCAAATGATATGACATTATCGCCTTTAGTGTCCATATTATCTGATTCCAATGAATAGTTTTCATCATATTCAATATCATCCAAATTAAAATTCAATGTGATGTCTGGATTGATTTGAACTTGTTCTTTATTGTAATAGTTCATAACAACGGAATTTAAATAATCTTCAATTATTCCTTCGTCCACAATAGCATCCGCAGTAACAATGTTATCTATATTTATATTGGTCCAAGGATCAATATTGTACTGAAGATATACTGTCTTTTCATGAAGTTCATCATTCTGAATCATTGATACAGTTTCAATTTTGATAGGATTTAAAAACAGTTTACCTTTTGATTTGAGAACATCACTGGCATTATCTTTATCCTCATCCAAAAATTCACCAATCAACATAGAACCATTGGCTAATTCCAATCTATATAATTTCGTATTATCAATGTTTAAGTATTCCAATAATTCTTCCATGTTCATGATTATTTTACCTTAATATTAAATAAGTTATATTTAAATTCTTCTTTTTCGTATATTTCAATCCGTTTAAAGAAATGGCGTAGAATATAATTCTTTTTCTTTTTGTATGTGAAATCGTCTACCAAATCTAAAATGATGACTTTATTTTCTTTACCATCTTTTCTAAGGCCCCTTCCTATTGATTGAAGAACTCTGATTTGTGATTTTGATCCTGTTGCAAACATGACGTATTGAATATTCTTAATATTTATACCGGTTGAAAATACTGCATATGTGGCAATAATTACTATATTAGATTTTGTTTCTGCTAATTTTCTTATTTTTTCCCGTTCATCTTTTTTCACATTACCATGAACAATATAAACTTCTTTATCGGGAAATAAGGCGGCAAGGGATTTTAAATGATCTCTATATGCAGTAAGTATAAGTGTATTGCCGTTAATACTATTTATCAAGTTTTTTATCACTTTGTTTCTGGGTGTATAACCAGCCACAAATTTCATTTCTTCCTGATAAGTCATTTTCTTATTGGCATTTCTTATTTCATCAGAATATTTTAATATTGCACAATTGATTTTAAGTTTGGATATTATACCTCTTTCCATCAATGTTTTTGTTCTAATCACGGGTACTGCTTTGCCCAGAAGCCCTTCAATAACCAATGAATGACACTTTGTATCTTGAAGAGTGCCTGTAAAGCCTAATCTAATATCAGCATTTTTACTATTTGTTAAAATGTTCTTTAAGGATTCTGAAGAGCAACCATGTGCTTCGTCAATTAATACGGCATCATATTCATGAAAATAAGATTTTGGCAGATCATATATTGATTGCCATGTCGATATGATTACCTGTTTACTATCATCATTTTTAGCTTGGCCTTGATATACTTCATGGACATAATCTTCAATTGGAAAAGTAGGATCATATTCTTTAAATTCGGATACCATTTGAGATACTAATGATATAGTAGGAACAGTTAATAGAATTTTTTTATCTTTTTCCAAAAGAAATCTGATAATCATATATATTATAAATGATTTTCCAGAACTTGTAGGTGATACAAAAGTCACCCTTTTTTCTTTTAATGCATGTATAACAGAATCTAATTGATAGTCATGAGGCTTATATACAAAATTATAATCATCAATGTTGAATGTATAATCTGATTGAAGATTTTTAAGGTCATCATCAAGGGTGTATTCTATGTCTCTTTCATTACAATATTCAATAATGTAGGGCAAAAGACCTAAATATATCCTTTGCGTCATAGTATTCAGTAATCGTATTCGTCCATCCCAGAGTTTTGCCTTTACCTTTGGGTTGTATTTAGCATTAGGTATTTCAAATGAAAAATATTCATGAATATCTGCCAATAATCCTCTATCATCACTATCCAATTGAATATATGTATTATCATAGAAGTATAAATCTAACATTAATACCCTTCTAAAAACTTCATACAATCAATTGCATTTTTAATGGAGAATTGCCTATCTTTAATTTGCCCTAATACTTTTTCCAGAATTTTTACTTTTTGTTCTTGAATGATAATTTTTTGTTTGAATGCACAGACATCTTCATCACCATTTATATATTTTTGAATGCCTGCATCAGTTTTTATTTTTAAATCAAATGGCTTTTTTCTGTATTCTTCAGGAGTTCCATTACCAGAATAATAATTCCGTTTTTTCTGGATTAATGAATCTAATTTAATAAGAGATGCTTCCAATTTTAAATTTTCATCTGACCATAATCTTAAATATTTAGCATATAAGGAAGGATTTTTTACGGCTTCTTGGGATAACTCCGTGCTATCTACTGCCATGTCCACATCAATCATATCATGTAAATCTGATAAGTTCATATTTTGCCCTGTGTTATAAGTAATTAGGAAATTGTGTAGTGTGTATATTTGAACGATGCATCAATACTTAATGGATTATCACTTGGTGTTGTAATATCCAAACCAGTACCAGATGTTGCATATGGAAAACTATTGTGAAAAGTTATTCTCTTATTATATGCCTTATTGCCAGTGTACAATAATATTGACATATCCGAATAAACGGTTACTTCATCATCAATAGATGATACTGCAAGATTTGTCCATTCTAATAAGGACCTAATAGATTGTAGGTTTTCATCAACCAGAAAGGAAACGATAACATCTTCAAATTCGATTTTATCTCCTGCCCTTTTCAGATCATATCTATTGTTTGTATATTGAACGGGTGTGCCAATAGAAAAACCAGGTATGGGAACCTGTTGAGTATAATATTCAATTGCCGGAAATCTTTCGATTACGACTTGAAACTTATTTGTCTGAAGTAAATCTTTTGTCTCAACATCACATGCTGTCATACATACTATTTATATGTTCGGACAGACTCTAAAAAAGCAAAGCCTTCCTTTACGATATCAATATTGTATGAATCGCATATGATAATTAATTTACACATTAATTCATGGGCTTCAAGTTGATATTCTGTCATATATACAGAATACAGACTAAGGCTTAATATGTAGTTAAAAAAGTGATTTTTACTGGTTGTAAGATATTGATTTTATTTGCCTTTTTTAGACAAGAAATCGGAAAACACGGTTCCTGCCGGTTTTTTACCATTTCTGATACAATCCATCAATAAAAGGCAATTCTTGGCATATTCCTCTTGGATTGCATTATTTTGGATAAAATATTCATTCACTTTTAAATCTTTTAGTGGAAAATACGACCTAGAATCACCAGTAAATGTTTTATTTTTTCTTGCAATTCTTATAACATATACCTCTTTTGGATCAAATACCGCACAGACTTCTTCCAGTTCTTCATAAAAGCCTGTATCCGATACAACTATATTTTGAATATTTGCATTGAATCGTATATTTCTCAATCTATCAATGAAAAGTTTGCCAGCAATGCCTTTACCGTATTCTTTTTTCAGATACTTTTCAGTAAAATCAATATTGACTTGTCTCCAAGATTTTCCACCAAATATTGCCATCTTTTTATCTTTGTATATACCATCAATAGAGGCATATTGTTCATCAGATAAATTAAATAACTGTTTATTGGCTTGTTTAATAGGATATGCGAATGATCCTTTTGTAAAAGAAGGATCATTCCTAACAATGACATTTGCCATTGTATCTTTGCCACAACTGGGTGGACCATTGAGTAAGAAAATTTTCATTATAATACTGAAACCACTATTCTGTTTGTGTTGTCATATGCAGAAACATAACCGGAAATTTCATAATCATTCTTATATTTCCAACATCTCTTTCTAATAGCTTTCTTAGAATGAGAGCCATTTAATTTTACAACGGCTGTATTTTCGTTTGATGAAATTATAACATTTGAAAATGTCTGGTATTGCTGTTCTGTCATATTATTTATTACCTTTTATGTTATCGGTTCTGTTCCATTCTTTGATTCTTCCGAATCTAGGTATACCAGCAGGAGTGTACATTTCAAATACAACGGTTGTCATTGTTCCAATATAGTCTGCTTTGTTCTTCAATATTTCTATATTGTCTTCCTGTGTACCTGTAATACCTGCTTTAAAAGTAACACCATCTTCACGTTTTAACAATGCTTTTTTTGCAATACCTTTATAATTACCTTTACCATCAAGAATGTCGATTAATTCATATTCCTCTGAAAAGGTTTCTTTTCGCTTTATTAAATTTTTTGATCTTTTCTTTTCATAGACTGAATTTTTTCTAATCATTTGACCTTCATAGCCAACCTTAAGATATTCGTCATATTTAAAGTCTAATGCACCCTGTGATAGACATTTTACAGTAGGCACAAATACTATAGATTTTGAGGGTGATAGGAGTTCTTTAATCAGAAAGAATCTATCAACAAATGGTTTATCTTCTGAATAGAAATCATAGATATGATATTGAATGATGTCTTTTGATTGTTTTAGGTGCTCTTCGGTTGGCTTTGTTTTCTTTGTGTTGGATATTATGGTATTGAAATCATCTTTGTATGTATGATTGTATAATTCACCGTCTATCACAGCATCAGGATTTGATTCAAATAGTTCTGTCAATTCTTCTTCAATATGAGGACAAGATACTATTCTTTCACCTGCCCTTGTATATAAACCATCTGCCTTTGCGATGCACCTCATACCATCAAGCTTAGGTTGACAATAAACAGGAAACTCAAACTTAACTTTGCCGTATGTACCCGCTGTCATTGGCTGAAAAAATGTCTCATTGTCGATATCATCAATGTTTTCATGATATCCTTTTTTCAGTCTTTTCTTGTATGTTGATTGGACTTCAAGAATCGCTTGCTCTTCTGCCGTGGTTTCATTTGTCTTGCCTGTATTTTTACCAACAGCATCTTTCCATTTAGACTTTGTTAATTTACCATTAACTTGCCCTGAAATTGCTCTATATTGAGCCTTGTTATCGGGATTTATTTCTATTGACCATTGTTGAATGGCTCCGGTGTTGGTTCTTTTGTATAATATTTTAGTCATTTATAATTCACCTGAAAGTGCATATGCTACAAGAGACATTGAAAACGCAACAGTCACTATTTGGGTTATTAAATTTACTTCGGCTCCTAAAAATGAAATAGCAATTAAACTTCCAGCCGCAAGCGAGGATATAATATGTACTATATGCTTAAATTTAATCATTCTTTTTCCTTTTTATTACCATGTCTTTGTCAACTGTACCATCTTTAATATCATCAAATATTATGATTTCATTAAATATAGTTTAAAATTAAACCTTCTTCTATCTCCTTATTATTGTATTGATTGTTTGCTAAGATGTCAAAATATTTCTTTCTATCGGCAGGATATTTAACATCATTGATATTTGTACCACATAAATCTTTAAGTAATATTGCATGGTCTGTCATGGCAATACATGGTGTGCCGTTGATTAATCCTTCTGTTATGGAATTTGAAGAATATGTTATAAGTGATTTTGAATCTTCTAGATCATCTTCAATGATTGCATTGGTTGACAATATTACATTTTTAAAATTTGAAATATTTGGTGTCTTTTTACCATTAGGATGAGGTCTGAATACAATAGGAACATTTAACCTGTCTAATATAGTCAATATTTTAGTGTCATACGCGTATGGCTGTCTGAATTTTTGATATCCTATAGATTCATCGTCAAACTTTTTCGCTTGTGTACAGTAAAGGATATGCTTACCACCTTTTTTCCATTTAGCAAATGATATGTTAAATATATCAAGTCTCGGTTCGTTATATTTTAATGTGTGATTTTGTGTATTGTGATAAGACAGACCGAAAGAATACCATTTTAAATCGTCATTACATTTTATATATGGATTTTCACAAACCACAACTTTCGCATCCACTGATTCAAATAAACATGCCATGTGGTCTTGATATAAATGTCGGTTCCATATGAATAGGATATCATCGGACTTAATAGGAAAATTAATTTTATTTGTAATGGTCTGTATATTACCATTTGCCATTATATGTAGAGATTCATATAATTCAGGTTTCAATTGCTTCAAAAATTGTGAACAAAATATTCTCATAGCCAATCTTGAAGATTTGTAAATTCAAAACATTTCAATGCTGATTGTCTATTGACATTATATATTTTTATTCCTAATTTTTGTTGAACGTCATCCGTTATCTTATTAAAGCCCGGTATCATTGTATTTTTGAAATTTGCAAAATTTGTTGCTCTTCTATGATCTGTATGCCAATTTGATTGTTTTTCATGGTGCAGGTCATATCCCAATAGAATAACATTCTTGTATTTTAAATGTGCGGCAATATTGATCATCTGATGTCCTGTATTATTACCTTCTAATTTATGAACATCTGATGTTAATGATCCTTTACCATCCGGACTGCCTTTATAGAAAATTGTAATATCATAGTTATATAATTCCTCTCTATTCACATCAAGGCATGATGTTATAGGATTTGTAAATGTATTAAATAAATCATGTTCAGGTTCCATGTGCCATTTTAACCAAGTCTTGTCCATGAAGTGGCATAGAATAGCATTTGGAAACAATTTATACGCATTGTTACCTGCTATGATATCTTTACCTTTAAGAATGTTTGGGTCAGGACAATATTTGAGTACAGAAGGTCCACCACCAATAAGAAACACTGTATCACTTGTTTTTTTATTGCGTATTTCTTTTACAAGTTTTTCTATTTTCAGACAATGTTCATCCTGCATTCAGATATTTATATATAAAAGGGGAGTGAAAATTCACTCCCCTTTGCGTGGTAGTAGGTGATGGTGTTATGGTTTTAATGAATCAAACAATGCTTGAATGTCTGATAAATCAGTTTGCATTTGCCCGATTTTTTCAGGATCACGGAGAATATCAGCAACTTTTTTTGCAACTGCCGGTTTGATAAGATGATCATTTTTCAAATCATTGCAAATTTCTTTAATTGCCTCTTTTTCCTCATCAATCCTATCTTTTGAATAAACAATGCTTTCAATTTTCGCTTTGATTACTTTCAATTCATTGCTTTTGTCCATTTTTGGTTTGGTTGTATCCTCACTTTTTTTCTTTGCAGGACTTTTTTTGACTGAATCTTTTAAATCAGATTCCGCTTCAATAAAATCATTAACACTTTTCAGTTTAGTATCTGTCATTTTTATAACTCCATTTTAAGTTCATGATATATAGTGTACATAGTAACATATTTTACATTAAAGTCAATTTTTTCTTCTGTTGCCAAGTGAAAAATTGTAAAAGACTCCGAAAAATCTTTTCACGGAGTTGTTCGTTAGAACTAAGCCGCTACTTTGAAACTCACGAAATGGTTATCATTTGCGTCTAAGATATATTTAGCAAATCCATTATTGCTTGTCAAGGCTTTTTTATCAAATATTTTAGTTTCAAAGTTCGAATGCATTTTCATAGAGTTGTCTTTCCAAATTATTATCACATTCTTCACATAATGAAAATGCATTTGATTTGTTCAATGCATTCAATAAAATACCACAACAATCGCAATTTGTGCCTAGTCCAAATGCACACACCCAAGGATCACCGGTTTCTATTTGAGTAGGATAGCAATTAAACACTGTCTGATGTGCGCCTAAATAATGATCGCAGATAATATGATTTATTTCATCTAGATCATCAATTTTCCTGTTTGTTATATTTCTTTGTGTTTCTGCTGGATCATATTCGAAAAATGAATTTTCTCCATATCTCATGTCTTGTTGATCTGATACTGACATAGTAGTACCAAGAATAGCATTAGCCATCAACTCGGCCCTATTATCAGTATCATTTAGTAATCTATCGGCACTATTGAATATTCCATTATCAGGATTGTTTGAAATAAAATATTCCCAATGATGTCGTATTAATTCACTCGGTTTATCTTCCCCTGCAAATATGGCATATATGGTACAGTCTATTTCTCGTGTAATAGTCATTGCGTTTTTTTCTTTAGTGGCCAAAATTTAGTCCAAAATGATTCGTTATTTATTTCAGGTTCAATTCGACCATATCTATTGTTTGTTTTCATTTTTTGTAGGGTATTGTTTACAATTTCATCCAAATATTCTTGATTGGTAGAAATTGTTTTAACAGAACTTTCCATTTTCATAGGTTCCATTTTTTCAACCATTTTAGTGAATGTCAAATCACAGTGGTCATCTTCCCAATCAGCAATATAATATACTCTATCATGTTTTAGTCCTGTTTCTTTGTGTTGAAAGAAACCAAATACAATAGGGTCCTTATTTCTTTGTATGAATTGTTTTTCCGCTCTGGTTGCATAATCCGTACTTGTACCTGTTTTCACACCCGTAAAATCCGTAAAGACCACAAAATAATCATCAAACAATTCTTTTTTCTGGACTGTCTGTATTTTTTTCATGACATCAATTGGAATAGGTCTAGGATATCGTTCAAGTTCAATAATTTTTATTGAATTTTTTGGTGTAATTCTATCAAGAAATAATTTGATATCATCCTTATAACAAAAGGTATCAATACCATTTGCCAGTAGATTCTGCTCTTTAAACATTGTTGTATATGTAAATACAAGTTTTTCTAAAAACGACCTTTGTCCTATTTTCTTTGCTTCAATAATCAAAGCACCAATAGCATTCAATTTCT